TTTTTTATCAAATAAAACTACAATTTCATCTGTTTTACGTCTTCGTTTTAATAATAAATTAAGTAATTTGGTTATTTCCTCCAATTCATTACAAACTGTTATTGCATAACTTATCTTCATATTATCCTGGTAATACTCCAATATACGACAAAGCATCCATATAATCACGCTCAGAGAAATAAGCTATTGTCTTCATATCAGTTTTATGAGTTGTTTTAAATTTTTCTTGTTCTTCTTTATTTAATTCTCTAGCTTTAACAGCAGCCCATTTCCAATCTTCAGCACTAGTACCACTAGCATAAACCATCCCAATTTCTGGATCATTTATTGAATGGGGTAGCCATACTAAATCGGTTTTTACATCTAACCAAGATAAGTCTTTATATAATTCTGGGAGTACTTCCATTTGTTGGTTATAAAATTCTTCTCCAACTTTCATTAAACTATTAGTCCAAAACCCACATGATATACTATAATAATTAGTAACTTCAGGGCTTACCTCTGTTTTATAACATAAATCACCTCCTGATCTAGGACAATCTATAATTTCATCGTGTTGCATATTTTATAATTTAGGTGTTTCCATTGTTGGTAACGTTAATTCTACTTGTTTTGGAAATTCTGGAATGTTTTTATCTAAAATTTCACCGATTAATTTTTTCATATTATCAAAACTAAATTTTGTTTTAATATGATGGCCTTGTTGTTTAGCTGGTGTAATAAACTTTTTATATTTTTGATGTACTGATTTTAAAGCATTTATAAAATGTTTAGGACTAACTTGAAACCATTGTGTTTCTGCTTTTAACCACTGATTAGCAGCACTTGCATGTACATTTTCTAAATTACCTGGTAATAAAGTTGTGTACATAGGATTTAAGAAATCAATTTGTCCTGACCATCCTGAAGCTATAATTGGTTTTTTGCTTAATCCAAACTCAGCTAATGGTCTACCATATCCTTCTCCTTTAGTCATACTAATCATAGCTTTTACTTTAGAATGATTATATAATTCATTCATTTGTTCATCTGTTAAATTTCCATTTAATAAATAAATACTTGGAAAATCTGTATCTCTAGGATAGGTATTTTTAATTTTTCTAATTTTATTTAGTATTAGTTCTCTACCTATATAACTATTTCTACCTGAAGATGCTTTTAATATTAACCCAGGTGATGATTTTTTGTTTTTATAAGTGTCAATAAAATATCTAATCATAAGACCTACATTTTTTCTGTCATGTCCTACAGCACCATTCATCCAATGCCCTACAAATAAAAAGTTAAATGCTTCTTTAACACCCTTTAGATCAAAACTAACTTCAGATGGTTTTAAATGTTTATATAAATCTAAATCAACACCCTCAAATACCACTTCCATTGGTTTTTCTAATTGAACTTTACCTTCAACAATGTTTGTTTGTTTATTTCTTTTTTCAAATGATATTTTAGAAAATACATCTTTGCTATGTGTAGATGAAACCCAATTTAAATCCATTCTATTTAAACCCTCAATCCATGATGCATCACATCCTGTACTTTCAATTCCGGCTGTACATCCAATATTATATTTACCTACTGGTTGGAATTCACTTGGAATTGTTATTTGCATCCAAATATCTGGTTTTGATTTTATATTTGGAATAAGATAAGATTGTAAAAACTTCCAGTTTTCATGGTCGTTTAAAAAACCTCCTGGTGTATCACCCCATCTTTGAGGTAATATTTTAACATCAAATTTATCTAACTCGATTATTGATTTAACTACATCTCTAGAACGTGCTCCATATCCACTATAAGTGTCAATTGGGCAACTTATATAAAAAACTGATTTGCTCATTAATATGTTATTTTGTGATTTAAATATTTTCCTTTAACTTCTGAAGTATTGATTAATTCATAATCAGCTCTTGGTTTCCATTTTTCAAATAGTTCATCAAATGCTTCAATTACTCTTTCACCTTGTTTAGCTGAGTAGAATCCTGCTTCTTCACTTAAACACCATTCTCTACCTTTTAATCCTCTAGCTTCACGTTCTTCTTTACTTAAATTATAAACTTCTGTTATTCTAGCTGATATATCATCAAATGAAGCTCTATCATCGTAAATATAAGGTGTCATCGGTGAACCTTGAATTGATATATTAGTTGGGTAAACTGGAAATGCCCATTCACCATGTTTCTTAAATGTACCTCTATGGTTAGAAGGAATGTCTGCATCTGGTGTAAACCAATTATCATTATCATCTACAAATCTCATTTGATCTTGCATTCCACCTGTTGTATTAGCTATAATAGGTGTACCTGATAGCATTGCTTCGGTTAATGTTAATCCCCATCCTTCATTTGAAGTACATAATGTTTGAACATCTGCTAAATTGTATAAATAATTTAGTCCTTTTTTGTCTGATTTATTAGTTGAAAATACAACACAACGATTATATTTTTCTCCAAATAAATATTCTTTTACTGCTTCTAAATCAGTACCATGATCTGTTGATAATTCAGTATGTAAAACTAATCTACATTTTAATGCCTCTTCTAATTCTAATGAATCTAAATGTAATCTAAAAGCCATCATCGTATCTGGAATTTGTTTACGTCTAATGTTTCTAGAGTTAAAGAATGTAACAAAATTTACCTCATCACCTTTAAATACTTCTGATCTAAACTTTTTAAAGTCATTATATTCTTCATGACCTTCTTTAATTGGATAAAAGTGTTTATGATCTAATCCGTGTGGGATATATTTAAATATTCTGTTTTCATTATCACAATCAGCTAAAACCAATTTATTAATATTAACTGTTTGTTTTGAAATACCCATTAATAAATCACATGCTTCATAGTATGGTTGATTATATCTAGGAGCTGGATAGTCATCCCAAATGTTCAAATATGCTATAGGGCATATTTTTCTAATTTGATCTTCCATATTAAATATGTGTAAGAAATATCTAGGATCAGTAAATAACATTACAGCATCTGGTTTCTCCATATTAATAATATTATGGATTTCTTGTGTTGTGCCATAACCATTTACACAATACATAAAAACTGAAGCATCTTCTACTCCAGTTACTTTTTTAGTATCTGCACTTAAATCTAATCTTTTCCCGTTTTCTGGATGTTTAATAGCTCCACCTACATTTACCCAATTAAAGTGTTGGCAAGTATGTGTAACAATTTCTTTAGCAACAGTAGCTACTCCTGAATGTACTCTAATATCATCACAGATTAGTAGTATTTTCTTTCTCTCATTAGGAGGAAGATATTTAAAACTTTTATTCATTCGATTTGTTATTTATAGTTCGATGTTAGTTTGATTGTTGATTTTTTTCCTAAAATCTTCGTCCGTAAGATACAAAAATATTGATCGATCAGCAAGTTTTTGGAAAGAAAATTTACGTCTTACACATTCAACTTTAAAATCATCAAATAGATTGCTTTGTACTTTAACACTCGTTAGTGTCATTTTTGCTTTATTAGCCATAATTTTTATTTTTTAATAACGTTTAATTATACATATATCAGAATATCAATAAATTATCCCTTTGTCACATAGTTCCTTTTCTTCCTTATAAGGACAAAAAGTACAAGTCCATTTAGACGGTGTTGCTGGGTATTCTCTATCTTTATGTTTACCTGTAGAACTAAAACACTCTGATATAAAGTCGTTTATTGCTGTTTTAGCTCTTCCTAATTTTATTTTTCCACTTGGTGGTACAAATTGCTGTACTCTATATGCTTGGTATGGTGACATAATATTGTCATCATCTATGTCTAATACCTTCCTTTTAAGTATAAAAAATTCAATCTCAATTTTATCTAAAGGTATCCCATATTGTTCAGAGAAAAATTGTTTATAAAGTAATAATTGGTATTGTTTATCCTCATCTTTTTTAGCATAATCATTCCACCCCTTAGTACTGGTTTTAATGTCGATTATCTTAAATGTCTCTGTTGCTTCGTGGTATGTGACAACATCAAGATATCCCATATATAACACGTTATTTAACATTTTATTTGGTGCTATTACAATAGGTATTTCACAACCAACTAAATATGTACCTTTTTTACTAAAATATCTGCTACGTTTTTTCTTAAACCATTCTAAAATAGCAATCCCATCTTCAAAAAATTCCCTCATTTCAGTTGCATCTGAGAAGTGAGAATCATTATTTTTTTTATATTGTGCTTGGTATTCAGAGATATAAGCGTTTTGAAAATGGTCTTTTATATCTATTTCTCTATCTGCGGCAGCAAATGATTTTTCATATGCTACATCTAAATAGTGCTGCATTGATTCATGTACAGCAGTCCCAAATACAGTATGAATTGAAGATGTAAAGCGTTTGATTTTATCCTTATATTGTAACTTCCACCTTTGAGGGCACCCTCTAAATATACTCATTTGGGAAAAAGAAACATTTTTCTGGAATGCGTAATTCAATGGTGGAGGAGGATTATTTCTAATCTCCTTAACTATATTAGGAATTTTTTTAGCCAAACTATTTTTTCCATTTGTTACGACCTACTAAAAGACCGATTATACCATAATTGGCGATATCAATAAATGTATCTTGTATACCTTCACCTTCAACAAATGATTTACCATTAATTAATAGGTTTTTTAAACGTGATATTTTATCAGTTAATCTA